TGATACACTAGCAAAATTATTACCTGGAGGAACAAGTAAGAAAGATTCTAATAGCAGATTTAATACAAGCAAGATTAATTTAAATAATGGAACAATATATCATTTCAGGCCATTAAAGACTAAGAGAGGATTGCACGTTGATGATATATGGTTGGACGACCCTACAACAGAATCTTCAACACTTACTGATAAACAAACAATAGACTTTCTTTATGGTGCGATTATGCCAATGGGAACGGCGAAACAAGCATACTTAACAGTTACGGGAACACCAATAAGAATGACCGACGTATTAAACGTTATGGCTAAGAGTGGAGCATATTTTCATAGGAAAAGACCAGCTTATAATGATGAAGGAAAAATATTAAGTAAAAGATTCACTAAAGAAATGCTTAGTAAGATTAAACAAAAAATTGGTAGTATGAAGTTTTCTGCTGAGTACTTACTTAATCCTATTGATGACGGTATAAGTCTTATTAAGAAGACATGGATTGATTCTTGTAAACGTGATAGTATTGGTTTTCAGAAACATCGTGGAGGATTCGATACTGTAGTGGTAGGTGTAGATTTTAGTTTTGGTGATACTGAATACTCACGTGGTGGAGGAGATTATTTTGTTGCAGTGGTTATTGGTCTTAATGGTGATAAGAAACAAGTACTGAATATTTATCGACGTAAAGACTTATCTACTGTTGAACAATTAGCTTATATTAAAGAATTACACGCGGTTTATAAATTTGATAAGATAGCACTAGAGTTTAATAGTATAAGAGCACTCGCTGGTAGTTTAAGGGATTTGAATCTTCCACTAAAACTTTATAATACAGGTAATGTTGACGAAAAGGATAAAAAGAATCCTGACTTCAGTCGTGTTATTAGTGTTAGTAAGAGGAACTTAATTATTCGTCAAGGAACTCATTTAGAGAATGAAATGGTATTATTACCTTATAGGGATGAAGCAACGAAAGAAATGATAGACTTGTATAGTGAGGAAGCAACGTCTTGGGCTTTGGAAGAAGATAAAGTTATAGAATTAGGTAGACATCCTGATATTCCTATTGCTTTAGGTTATGCTTTGGAATGTGTTGATGAGTCAATGTTCATAATACAATGGTGAAATAATAATGTGCGAAAAACATAATGTACCAAGAAGTGATTGTTTAGATTGCTTAAACGAATGCTACGAGGACGAAGAATGAAAACTTGTCAAGACTATCATCACAAATGTAATGCTGATTGTTGCAGACTATTCGTATTAGACGATGTAAACAAAAGTGTTTATAAGTTTAAAACAAATAATAAAGACATACAAAAATATTATCGTTTAAGAGGAGCAAGAATTGTTCGTGACACAATAATCATTAATATTAAGGATTACAGGATAGTTAAAGAAAATAATAAGTTATTAATGTATAGGGATTGTGATTGGTTAGATAATGATACATTATTATGTAAGCATCACGATATTAAACCATTGATTTGTCGAGAGCTTAATTGGGATACTAAGGACTTAAAGAAGTTTTATTTAACTCCTAATTGTATGTTTAATGAAAAAAAATAATTACATTTATAAAGATATAAGACAAATATACTTTGTTATCACCCACATCACTCTCATGCAATTAAAGAAATACCTACCAAAAAAGGTTACTGTAATAGAAGTACCTATAAACGAACACGCAGATAATGCTAAAGCAGTAACAGACCTTATTAAGAGACTAGAATTGGGTGAGCACAAAGACTTTTTAGTATTAAGCAATGATAAAATAAAAACAATGAGAGTAAGAACAAAATGGTTTTAGGAACAAATGATGAAATAGCATTAAGAGTATCCCTTAAAGGAGGGCCAGGAAGTGGGCCAAAAAAAGGACAACGTAAGAAACCAAAATATGGCCCAGACCATAGATATTACGCACCTCCGGGTAAAGTTAGTTTTGATTTAGTTAATGATATGCTAAGTTCAGGAAAATTATCAAAACAACAAGCTCAGCAATTATTATCTGGCGGAAACGTATACCATAAACCGAAGGCAAAGAAATAAAATGGTTCTAATAAGTACAACAGACTACGAAATACCGACAGACGGACAATTAATTATTGACAGAAAGAAAGACCCAGGACAACCAAAAGCGTACATTCCAGAATATCTTTACAAACCACCTTATGGATTCCCAAGAAAGAGTGACTTAAGAACAATAAGGAAACTAGCCGCAACACCGTACGTTCACTTAATAGTAAGAACACTAGCACAACAAGTAGGAACGACCAAATGGGAAATAAGAGTAAAAGAAGAATTTCAAGAAGACGGAACAGACTATAGTCAAGACATTAACGAAATAACGAAATTCTTCAAGAACCCAAACGATAACGATGATAGTTGGGAAGACTTATTAGTAGGATGGGCAACAGACATATTAGAATTAGATAGTGGAGTAGGAGTAAAAGTCTTTAATAAAATGGGAGACATGGTACAAGTAGTAGCAAGGGATGGAGCAACATTCCTAAAAAATCCAAGCGTTTACGGAATGATGAGTGACCGAGCAGATATTATACCACCACTAGGATTCGATACAGAATACGCAAAACCAAGCGTTACAAACCCATTCGTAGCAGGAGAAGAAATAAACGTAGAAAGAGAAAAATTTTTACGAGGATTCTATGACGCAAACCTAAAACAAAAAGCTGCATACTTCCAATACGGATGGACAGCAGGAAGAATGCCAATACCCTTCGGAAGAAGAGAAATAGTATGGTTCAGTAGTAATAAAAGAACAGACACAATATACGGACGCTCACCAGTAGAAGTCCTCGGAGATACACTGTTCACGTTGTTATACGGCAACAGTTTCTCCTTGGACATGTTCATTAATAATAATATACCAGCAGGAATAGTGCAAATAATTGGAGCTAACAATCAAGACATAGAAGCTTTTAAACACAGGTTCGAAGATAAGTTTATTCAAAAGGACGTTTTTAGTAATAAGAAGAAACAATGGTGGAATGCTCCAACGGTTAATCAAGAAGTTAAATGGACACCTTTTAATTTATCAAGTAATGAAATGCAAGTATTAGAGAGTCAACAATGGTACCTGAAAATAGCAGCTTCTTGCTTTGGTCTTACACCTAGTGAATTAGGATTTACTGAAGACTCTAATAAAGCAGTGGATATTAATCAAGGAACAGTATTTAAAAGAAAAGCTTTACAACCTTTACTTCGTTTAATAGAACAAAGAATTAATACGCAAATAATGCCAGAGTTCAGGGTTGAAGCTTTAGAGTTCAAGTTTGATGATTACGACCATGACGAAGACAAGAAAAAACACGATATACTAGACCAAGAAATCCGTATGGGTGTTAAAACTCCTGAAATGGTTGCTCAAGAATTAGGTATTAATGTTGAAGAATTAAAGGCGGGAAAAGAGGAAGAGCGAGCTCAAAGAATGGAAGAACAGGGTGTGTTTAGTGACTTCGGGGGTGATGCCGAGGGTAACCAACCCAATGGGCAAAAATCTCTACAAGGACCTTTATTAAAGTGGAAGTATATTAGAAGGACTGGTGGTCCTGGTAATTACACTTATTGGTATAGAAATCCTAAAACAGGTAAGTTAGTTGCAGGAGACAAACCAAAAGAAGAATCTAACAGTACAGATTTAGAAAAACTAAATTCTATAGAACAAGACTTAAAGAATGACGATAAAGAAATTAACAAAATATGGGAAAGAGTAGAAAAAAAAGAAATAACACAAGACGAAGCGATTAAGTTATTAAAACCTTACAGGGACGCTCACGCAGGAAGAGTAAAACAAATAATTAATATGAGTATACCAGTAAAAAATGTTAAGTTCGGTAATGGAGATACAGGAGTAGTTAGGGAAGCACAAAAAGGTAATGGTGGACATATTGAAATGATGAGTCCAGACGATTTCTTAAAATTAACTAATGTTAAAGATGATGACGATGCGGCAGTGTTTGGTAATGAAAGAAGTTTAATAAAAATAATTAAAGGAGTTAGTTCTGGTAATGAGTTCCAACCAGGATTTTTAGATTATTCAAAAGGTAAAATAACAGACCATGAAGGAAGACATAGGGCGTTAGCAGCTAAAGTTATGGGTATTAAAAAAATTCCTGTTGGTATAATAGGTATTGACCACGGAAGTTTTGACGTAAACAAAACTAAACACCAAGATATTAATTATAAAAACACTAATAATCCTTTGTTTAACAAAGAAGAAGAACTAAGCAAAGCAGTAAACAATTTCTTGGAAGAACAATACAAAGAACTAGAATCACTAATTAAACAATTGCCTAAAGACCAATTAAGTAATTTAAACAAGAAGTCATTAATTACAGAAATAATTGATAAAGCAATGAAACTATTTAATCCAAAAGGATTAGTATTAAGTATTAGTAAAGTAATTAAAGAATCTTATATTGAAGGTAATGACGTTATAGAAAAACAATTCGATAGGAACGTACTACCTAATAATGAAATACTGTTAGCGCTAGAAAAAATGACTTTTGATAATATTCAAGGAGCAACTGATGATTTCAAGAATAAACTCAGGGGCATACTACAGCGTGGAGTATTAAATGATAGAGGTGTTAAAGAAATCAGTGCCGAACTTCGTGAACAATTAGACTTAACAAGGAATAGAGCAGACGTTATTGCTCGTACTGAAGTTAATGCAGCATTTAATGAAGGTAGTTTGCAAGGAGCTAAAAGTATTGGTTTACCCTTAGATAAGATTTGGGATAGTCAATTAGACGCTCGTACAAGCCCAGTATGCAATA